CTACTCTCATAGTGAGTTCACAGTAGTACTAACTACTACTAAGGTGGTGAGTTCAATGGTGAGTTCATTCTCACGGGTAGTACTACAGTAGTACTATTCTCACGGTGAGTTCACTTCTACTCCAACTCCAACTCCAACTCGTGTTGGCACAGTTCTTGCATAAGGCCCCCACCGACCCCCTCCCACCCGCCCTTAAGGGATTTGATCAACACTTCTTCTGCTGTACAGTGAAAAATAAACCAACTAGAGCTTCGCTCTTTCTGGAAACTTTATCTTGACAACTGGAAAAGGGAAGGGTAGAATGGTAGAAATAGGAATGTTGACAGAAAGGGTGATATGGGTAGGGGTAAAATTGATCTTGATGTAGAGACACTTTATGACTTGGCTGCCAGTGGGCATACACAGAAGAGTATGGCAGGAGAGATGGGGATCTCTGTCCCGACCCTGGCAGCTCGGATTACGGAGATACAGAGTAAACAGGCAATTCTCCTTCAGTACAGAGCGTTGCAATCGCTGCAGTTGACTGGGCTTCAAGCCCGGATTCTTGAGAATATTACTGATGATAAGATAGAGGCTGCGGACTTGAAAGATTTAGTGGTGGCCTTTAAGATCTTAAAGGATAAGGAGCTGGTGGTAGACGGGAAGCCAAGTGAGATTAGAGGGCTTGTGGCGCACCTGATTCATATGGAGAAGGAAATGATAGCAGGTGAGGAGTCAGTGGGGATTGAGTTTACTGAAGGAGAAGTGGAGGAAGTAGAGGAAGATAGACTTCCAAATTTGTAAGGGAGGAGGGGAGAGATGGCTAAGCAGTTTGCAGTAGTAAATAGGAAGAGTAAGAAGAAAGTCGGAAAGAAGCTTCCCTCTCTCTACGGAGGCCCGAATGAAGTGAGGTCTTTTTTTCGGAAGTCCCTCTCAGTGAATGGTCAGGACTTCTTCAGGAGAAAGGGAAGGCAGTCAAAGAAAGTAGCAAGGCCAAGGGGAGGAAAATAACATGGAATTACTGAACTACGTAACAGATATCATTGGAGCTACACCGTCCTCTCAACAGCTTAAAGGAATTGAGGCCGTGACAGAGAACAAGAAAGTCACTATCCGAAGTGGTCATGGGACTGGGAAGGATGCTTTCCTCTCCTGGGTTGCTTGGTGGTATTTGAGTAGTAAAGTAAATGCTAAGATTGTTTATCTTACTCCTACTGCTGGACTGAAGACTGGTGTTGCATGGACAGAGTTGTTGAAGTGGAAGCCATTAAGTACATTCTGTATGGAGAGTAACTACAGCTTCAGGGTAAACAGCCTATCTAAATATGACCACTGGCTGAAGTGTGTAGCAGTCAGTGATGACTACAGCCCAGAGTATCCAGAGCTTATTCTATCCGGTATTACAGGAGATAGAAACCTAATCCTTGTTAGTGAACCCAGTCTTATTTCAGCTGCTGTATTCCGGCCCCTTAGGAGTATTCTCGGTAATCCAGAAAGTAAGGTTGTACTTGCAGGAAATATACTGGAGAATAAGGGATTCTTCTACGCCACCCACTTTAATGATGAAGAGGAGGAGTGGACAAAGCTTCAATGGAATAGTATGGAAAGCTCGCTGGTGGTAAAGGAATTCTCAGTAAACGCAGCTGCTACTTATGGACTTGACAGTGACATATACAGAACAAGAGTGGAAGGAAATCCTCCTTGCCTGTAAACCAAGAAATAGTAAAAAGACTCTACTCCTGGCGCAGAAGCCCTCTCCTCTTTGTCACTGAGGCTATCCAGGCCATTCCCTCCACACAGCAAATTGATGGGTTGAAGGCTGTAGCAGAGAACAAGCGAACTACCATTCGATCTGGACACGGAACGGGGAAAGATGCCTTGGCTGCTTGGCTTGCCTGGTGGTTTATGATAACAAGATCTTATGCGAAAGTAGTCTGTACGGCTCCTACTGGAAGGCAGCTATCTGACATTCTCTGGAGTGAGATGACTAAGTGGGGAAGGAAGTCCATCTTCTCTGATGACTTTGTGATTCAAAAGGATAAAATCTTTCAGCGAGACAACCCGAGGGATTGGTGGTGTAGAGCCATCTCTGTCAGTGCAAAGGCGTCTAAGGATGAACAGGCAGAGACTCTGGCAGGACTTCATGGTGATCACTTGTTCATTATAGTTGATGAGAGTTCAGGAGTAGTTGATCCTGTTTACATTCCCTTGGAGGGTGCCTTGACTCAGGAAGACAACAAAGTCCTCCTGATTGGAAATATGACTAAAAGTAAAGGTTACTTCTATGACACTCACTTTCACTCTAAAATAAGGGGCATGTGGAAAAAGCTCCATTGGAACAGTGAAAAGAGTAGCAATGTAGTTCCTGAGTACCCCCAGACTATGAGGGATAAATATGGTTATGACAGTAATGTCTACCGAATCCGAGTTCTGGGCGAGCCTCCCCTTGAGGACGACACTACTCTTATTCCCCTTTCTTGGTCTATAGCTTGCTGTGATCAGATAGTCAATGTAGCTGAGGATGAACCCCTTTATCTGGGAGTAGATGTTGCAAGGTTTGGAAATGATGAGTCAGTGATTCTGCCAAGGAAGGGCTTGGAAATTAGACCCTGGGAAACCTTTCAGTCCATGAACACCATTACCCTTGGTGACATTATCCTTATGACCTATAAAGACTTAGAGGCAGAAGGGATTGGTATAGATGAGATTGGTGTTGGAGCTGGAGTGACAGACTACCTGGTGAAGAAGCCGGGAGGGTATGAATTTGTCACTGGAATTAATGTAGCAAATAAGTCAAGTGATATTGCACAGTTCGATAGACTTAGAGATGAACTGTGGATGGCTGTGAGATGGAAGTGTTTGAAGCAGTTGTACTCCTTTCCGGGTGGGGATCTTGGAAAGGATCTCTGTGATGAACTGGCCTCTGTCAGATACGACACTAACAGTCAAGGTGGGATCAAGGTGGAGTCAAAGAGGGAGATGAAGTTGAGAGGAGTTATTTCTCCGAATATAGCTGATGCTCTTTGTCTCACTGAGTACTTTCACAACACTGCTCATATGTTCTGGGGAAAGAAAGCACTGGAGAGGAAGAAGAAAAGGAAAGATAGTGGGTTGCGGGTGAAGGCTTCTCCCCAGGCGTGGATGGCAGCTTAGGGTTTAATAATTAAACGAACTGGATGAAATGAGAAAACTGACAGCAATTCCGCAAAGGATCTGGGAAGGTTCTAAAGAAGAAAGAGCTAAGGGGCAGAAAGCTCGTTGGGCTGGTTGGTTGGCAGATGCTGCTTCGATGGGAACACTGGGTGGTGTTGCTCAGATTGGAAGAACAACGGCACTGAAGGATATCGGGAGGCATTTTAGGGAGGGAAAGGCTGTTAAGACATACAGACCGCAGCATGTGAACAGGGCTCGCTTTGGTTACAATCCTCTTGGTAATTCTTCTCAGGCTCGACAGTTAGAAGTGGCAGGTGAAATTCCTGACCTTACACATAAAGTTTCTTATAAAAGAATTCCTCAGGTCAGAGAGAACTTCAGGAATCTGGCAAAGGCGATTCAGAAGACTCCACAGAAGGCACTTGATCCGGTAGATCAGATTATGTTTCATAAAGGATTGAATCGAAACTGGGATCCTGTAAATGGAGAACGGTATGCACTTGGGAAGTATTTGGAGAGTAATAAAACAGTAGTTATAAACCCGGAAGCAGTTCATGGTTACTCTGGTACCCCACATACTTTCTTTCATGAGATGGTACATGATTGGCAGCTTGGAACGGGAAGTAAAACAAGAAAGGCAGCCATGCCTAATCTTAAAAGGGCTACAGGAAGAAAAATGCTGGAGCATGACTATGATTTCAGACCTATTGAGCAGCACGCAAATGCTTTTAGTGGTGAGGCGAATAATATATATGTTGAAGGACTAAAAAAGGAAAAGGAACTGGGGAAGCGGTTTACTATTAAGCCGAAGACTTGGGATGACTTAATGAGAGCTACACTTGATAAGAGTACAGCAAGTTCAAAGCTGTATGATCCTGTTTTTGGACTTGAAAAGCTTAGTAGACTCAACCCAACTGAAAAAACTAATCGGCTTCTACAACATAAGGTTTTAAAGAAGAGCCACAAGAGCATTAGGAAGGCAGTAGTAAGTCCAGTGCAAAGTGCAAAACCTGAGAAGCTTGCAAGGATAAAGGATAAGTACAATGCACAGATTACAGATATTAAGGACTATGGTGTTGGAGAGAAAGAGTGGAAAAAGATGAGGCCTAATGAAATAAACCCCTGGGAAAGACTCAGAAAATTTGAACGTCTGTCACCGGAGTAAACTATGCATGACTATGAAGAAAGTAGTATAAAAACTAAAGCTGATGGCAAAGCACAGCGTGATACTGATCTTCTGCTTAAGATGCTGAAGTGGCTTAGAGACGCTGAGATGAGTACACCGGAGTCAGAATACAGAACTGTTAGTGCAGAGGATTATAGATTTTATGCTGGTCGGCAGGACACAGCAGAAGTGATAGACAAGCTGTCAAGGGAGAGGCGTCCTACTTCAGTCTATAATGAAGTGAAGCCGAAGATTGATATGCTGATTGGTAATGCAGCTCAGGCTAAGTACAGCCCGAGGCTCCAGCCCGTGGGGAAGGAAGATGAACCCCTTGCGGAACTGGCAAATGGAGTCTACACCCACTATAGGAAGAAGTTGAACCTGCAGCGGAGGGAACTTGAATGTTTCGAGCATACTGTTAAGAGTGGGAGGAGTATGCTTTACTTTCACATTGATAAGAAGAATCCTTTCAAGCCTCAGATTAAATCTAAAAGACTTCCTGGCGGGACTTTCCTGCTTGATCCGGATAGTGTTGAGTATGACTTAAGTGATGCAAAGTATGTCTTTATAGACAAGTGGTTGAGAGCAGACGCAATAAAGACCTTTTGGCCTGAGTTTGATGCAGAGGCCAGGGGAGACACCGCCAAGACCAGTGACATGCCTTTCTTCTGGAATGAGGCAAAAGAGCTGTATAGGATTGTGGAGTGTTGGTATCGGGGGTATGCGAAGGTCAGGTGGTTTATAAATCCACTGACTCAGGAGCCGGAATCCCTGTACCCAGCTGAATTCAATAAGTTTGTCCTGGCTCTGCAAGAGGGAGTTCCTGTGGAAGGGCAGGATGAACCGTTTGTGCTGAAGGGGCCGCTGGAGAACATTCCATCCTGGAGAGAAGAGATTCACTACTGCCTGTTTACAGGGGATCTTATCTTTGAAAGTCGGAAGAGTCCTTACAATTGGGAGGGGTTTCCGTGTGTACTCTACGGTGCTTACAAGGATGATGATTACAACAACTGGTTCGGCGCCGTGACTATGATGAAGGATCCTCAGCGGGCTGTGAATACTACTCGAAGGCAGTTGACTCACCTGCTCCAGACACTTCCAAAAGGTCTCTTGATGCATGAGATTGGAGCAATCCTTGATGTAGAGGAGTATGAGACAAGGTCCTCTGAACCTAACTACCACATGGAGATGCAGAAGGGCGCACTTGATAAAGCTAAATTTGTCCACCAGCCCCAGATCAGCTCGATCTACCAAAGTCTTGATGCAACTATGTCCCAGGCAATGAATGATGCTTCTGGGATAGAGAAGGATCTGATGGGAGTTCAGGGCGGAAGTCGGGAGCCGGGGATTTCAGTACGAACAAGAAGGGAATCTGGATTCACTGTACTCTACATTCTGTTTAACAATTTCAGTGAATCAAGAAAGCTTGGAGGAAAGATTCTGTTCTCTTTGATCCAGCAGTATTCTACAGAAAAGGAAGTAGTCCGGATAGAGGGGCAGAAGGGAGTGGAGTTGTTGGAGATTAACTCCCAGATGAATCCGCAGGTGAAAGGGTTTAATGATATAAGTGCTATGAAATTTGACTTGGAGGTTGATGAGGCTGTAGAGACTGCAACGCTGAGGCAAATCGTATCACAGATTTTAACTGACTTCAGTCATAACAATCCTAATGTAGTTCCTCCGGATGTAATTATGGAGTATGCAGATGTACCTTTCACTGTGAAGAATAGAGTGCAGCTGCTTTGGGAACAGCAAAGGGAGCAGGAACAAGCGAACTTAGAAGCGGATAGGGAAATTGAGCTTATGAAAATTGAAGCTGAGCTCAAAGTGGCTAAAATTAGAGCAGATTCGGGAGCAAAGTCAAAGAAGGAAGGAGATAAATAGATGGCTACAGCTATTATACAAGATGTGCAAGATTCTTCAGAATTGGATGAGGCGCTTGAGGCATCATTAAGGATTGGGGATAATGCTGGTGGGGTAGAGGCAGAGGCAGAAGCAGTAGAGGCTGAAGAAGCAAAAGCGGCAAAAGCAGCACTGGAAGCTGCTCCAGAAGCAGTGGCAGCAGCAAAGTTGGCAGAGGAAGAAGCTGCTAAACTGGTAGTGGCTGCTGGTGCAAAGGATGAACTTTCTGAGTTGAAACAGTTGCTTCGTGCGCAGGCACGGGATAATATGCTGCTGAAGGAAAAGCTGAACCGGATAGACAAGAGAAAGCCTGTGGTTGCACCTGTTAAGGATGATTCTGCTGACCTCTTTGCTGGTGAGGGAGAGGAAGAGAAGGTTCCTGTGGTAGTGGAGGAAGAGGAAGTTTCCACTGTTGAAGCACTGCAGCAGGAAATCTCAGATGTCTTCACTAACAGGGGTGAGATTCTGGAACTGCAAATGGAAATGATGTCAGTGAGAGAGGAAACAAAGGATATCTACGATGTCTGCTCGCAGGATAACTTTGCTGATATTATTGATGCTATTGCTCGCCATGCTGTTCAAGAGAAGGGTGGGGACTTTAATGAACACTTGCTCCATGTTGAGGCTGCTATCTGGAGGATGAAGAAACCTTATGACTATATGTATAAAACGATTAAGGAATATCATCCGACCTATGCAAAGGCTGAAAGTGAAGATGGGGATAAGAAAGCTGTAGTTAAACCAGAAGACAAAAAACCCCCGAAGAAAGTCGACGCTCCTGCAAGTATTGCGGAGCTTGGTGGAAGTGATAAAGACGCAAAAGGAGGCTGGACCTCTAAGCGAATTGATGCGCTTCCTGAAGAAAAGTTAAGTACTGTTCCTGAGGGTGTGTATGATAAGTATCTTGAAGGAACACTTGAATAAGTTACTGTAAAGGAGATTCAAAATGGCAGAAACAAGATTTGCATCAAATGACAACCTGACCAGGAAAAAGTGGGCGAGGGATCTGTTTAAAATAATCCTTCCGGCCGTTGAGTTCAACGACCTGGTAGGCAAAGGCTCAGGGTCTGTTGTGCAGATGCGGACGGAGCTTGGGAAAGGTGAAGGGGACACTATCACCTTTGGTATTCGTCTTCCGCTGACTGGTGAAGGTGTTGTCGGTAATGACACTGTGGAAGGAAATGAAGAGAAGTTGATCTTCAAGAACTTCAACATGACCATTGAAGAGCTGAACCATGCAGTTGATACCGGTGGTAAGATGGAAGAGCAAAGGGTTCCTTACGACTTGATGAAAGAAGGTCGTGATGGGCTTCAGGAATGGTGGAGTGATAAACTGTCAGACCTGGTAGTTGCCACTCTGTGCGGAGACACCACCTTTACCATCGCCGGAGACAGCTTTGCAAACACTATCACTGCAGCAGACACAGATCATGTAGTACTGGTGAATGATGTGGCTGAGGCGAGTCAGACTGAAGCAGATGAGCTTGATCTGCATCACCTGGATCGGATGAAACAGCGAGCGCAGATGCCTGCAAGTACTAATAGTTACAAAGTGAGACCGCTGAAGATTAAGGGAAAGGATTACTTCAGGGTAATTCTCCACACCTACGTCTTCGATAGACTGCGTCACAACATGAACATCGGTCAGTACGGGGATTTGCAGCGGGCAGCTGGAAAGCTTGCTCTCCCCAATGTAGAGATCGAATACAATGGTATGCTGATTTCTAAGTCTGAACGGATTTATGAAGTTCAAGACAACGTCTACCGGAATATTCTTCTTGGTGCACAGGCAGCTTGCTTTGCCTGGGGCGGTGCTGGAGAGTCAAAAGGCTCTGTCATGGCCTTCGTTCCTTACGAGAAGGACGCAAAGCGCTTTGTCATGATCAGGGGCGGTGGAATTATGGGCGTGAAGAAAACTCGCTTTAATACCAGGGACTACGGCATTGTTACTGGTGCCAGTTACGCAACGGCTTTGACCTAAGGAGGTGATGGGAAATGACAACAAGCTTAATGTCAAATAGGGCTGCAGACAATTACAGGTTTGCTAAGAGTAAAGCAATCCTGACTCCGGCTGCCGGCACCTACTCGCTCCTCAAGCTTCCCAGATTAGCCTTTGTCACTGATGTGTGGCTCCAGGTTGTTACACTGGGAAGCTCTAACACTGTAAGCCTTGGTTGGAGTGGGAATGGGGAGACGGCAGTGACTAATGGTTTCATCTCCGATGATATTGGAGAGGTAATGATAGTGGGGCTGAAACGGGCACAGCATGATACAATGGTATCTTTCGAGGGTAAATACTTTGACTCTGCCGGTGGGCTGTTAACAATGACTGTGGGTACTACGCAGACGACTGGGAAGTTCTATGCCTTTGCCCAGTTCGTTGTGATCCACTAATATTTAACCCTTTAACTTAGGGAGAGTTTATAATGACAACACTTGCATTGATTGATTTACGGAGGGCGGACGTCAGAAGTAATGTTCTGGAAAGTCCGTATTGGATTACTTCTGCAGAGTTCGAGTCTTCGGCTCAGGATCTTGCAGCGGTATTATTTTCTTTTCCTTCAACTATTTATACTCGTGGAGCTGTTATAGTTCATGAGATTTGCTGTGAAGTAACAACGCTGTGGGCTGGTGGTACAGTCACTATGGATATAGGTGAGTATACGATTGCCACAGATGCTGCTATTACAACTGATGATGCTACAGAGGTAGACCCGAATCAGTACATTGAGTCTGCTGATATCACATCAGGTACAGCAGCAGCCTACTGGCCAACCACTGGGGCTTGGTTTACAGCACGACAGGCTAACACCTGGGGCACTAATGCCCTCATCACCCCGGCGGCCACGGCAGTCCCCTGTATCACTGCTTCCATAGTAAGTACAACTACTGCTACATCTGGTGCCAGTCGTGTTCACGTACTTATTTCTGAAATACCGCTGATGGGGTAGTGCTGTATTTCACTGTAAAGGAGACTTATAATGGCAACTACTACAATTCTTGATTCAAGACGGGCTGATCTTCGGACTAACATCCTGGAGCACCCGTACTGGATAACCTCTGCGGAAATTGGGAAAGGGAGTGATAATCTTTCAACCATTCTGTTTTCTTTCCCTGCTGCAGTATACACCCGTGGAGCTATTCTTATCCACGAAATTTGTCACGAAGTAACGACTCTCTGGGCTGGTGGAACCATCACCCTTGATGTTGGTTCTTGTTCCCTTGACACAGATACTGTTACTACAGGAGGGGTAAGTACAGATGGGGATGCTGATGATTACATTCCCACTGCAGATGTTACGTATGGCACAGCAGCTCTGTATTGGCCAGATGGTGGTGACTGGTTTGATGCACGACAGGCTAACACCTGGGGAGGGCCGGCAATCATCACTCCGGCGGATGCTACAGTACCGTGTATCAATATAGTTGTTACAAGTAATTCGGATATCACTGCCGGTGCAAGCCGAATCCATGTAATGATTAGTGAACTTCCGCTGATGGGTTAGTGGAGTGCGTTTAATTATTAAACACCAAGTGAAAGATTGGTAGGTTACTATGACCTTGACAGAGATTATTGAAGAAGTAAGGCTTATAGTCCATGATGAGGGGTATACTGATGCAGAGATTACTGCTTATATTAACTTAGCGTTGGTCAAAGCTGCAGCTTTTGCAAAGTTGCCAGACCTTAAAGCGCTGAGTACTATAGAGACAGCCGATGTACCATATGTATCTCTGACTGGACTGACGGGAGGGTTTTCTGGGGAGCTGATACGGGTTAATAGGAGTGGGTATGGTAATGTAACTATTGTGCCGAGTCTTGATCTTCTGCTCGATGAATATAGCAGCTCAGATTACCCCGCCCTAACAGAGGCTGGAAGTGTTGAAGCAGTTGCCCTTGAAGGGCGTGTACTGTGGTATCAGTATGTTCCAGCCGCAGCCGAAACCCTTACAATCCTGTACAGGAAAAACCCTACCAGTCTTTCTGCTGGTACTGATGAACCGTCTGTAATTCCAGACCATACGCATAGAGGGCTGCTTGTACACGGCACAGCCTTCATTATGTTTGATGAAATAGAGGATGGCCTGGAGGGAGAGAAAGAAAATACAAAGAATCAGTTCTATCACTCTTTTGATGAGAGGAGTAAGCACTCGGGGATTACACAGCTGCGAGAGTGGGTGAGTAAAACTCGGGTGAGCTATAAAAGCAGTGTGTGGAGGTATTAATGAAAGAACCCACTGTACTGTTTAAGAAGGCTGTTAGTATTAACAATAAAAGTGACCCTGCTGATCTTGTAAATGAGGATGGGGTGCAGGAACTTCCAGTTGGGGTTAATATTGACATCAGTGATAATGGAAGGGTGGAGAGGAGAAAAGGGACTGTTCAGACTCTTGCTGGTGACTTTCATAGCCTCTATCCGGCACACTCAGAGTATTTGCTGTGTGTCTCGGGTACTGACCTTATGGTGCTTGAAAGTGACCTTGTAACAACGACCAGCATCAGGACAGTAACAGAGAATGCAAGGCTGTCCTGCGTTAGGTATGGAGATAAGTGTTATTACGCTAATGGGTATGAACTGGGTTATGTGGAAGATAGGGTTCATGTGGCCTGGGAAGCCGGGACTTACGTAGGCCCGACTACGACTAAGACTTTTGCCAATCCTCCGCTGGGAAGTTTGCTTGAGGTGCATGGTGGGAGGATGTTGATTGCTCAGGGGAATGTGGTTTGGTACAGCCAGCCATTCTGGTTTGGTGGGTTTAATCTGGCTGCAAACTACCTGCTGCTTCACAGCAATGTAACAGCAATGAAGAGTGTTACTGAAGGAGTTTTCATTAGTGATGAGAGTACTACTTACTTCTTCAAAGGTAAAGATATTAAGAGTGCAGAGATGGAAGTTGCTTATGACGACTCCATTGTTCAGGGAAGTGTTTGTAGAGACACCATCATGGCTTCTGAGGCATTAAATCTGCAGACAGGAACAATTACTTACTGGGCGACAGGCAAAGGGTTCTGCTTGGGAACTGATAGTGGGAAGGTGATAAACCTTACACAAGCCCGGATTAAGCTTCCAAGTGTATTAAGAGGGTGTATTTTAGCACGAGACAAACATATTTTACTTTTACTTGAACCTTAAAGGAGATTGAGAAATGGCTTTAAAACTTTCAACAGGTATGGTTGATGCAATAGCTTCTAAAAGAGCAACACTTCGTGGTTCAAGCTATGGTGCTAATCTTGCTCTTGTGGATAATGGGGCAGCTGGAGATACCATCACAGATAGTGATAATGGACTTTTGACTGACGGCTTCTTTCCGGGAGACAAAGTAGTAGTTGTTGGAGCTACTACCCTGGCAAATGATACAGCGTTCCTGGGAGGTATTACCATTGTAAGTGTTGTAGCAGGGACTATAACAGTTGCAACTGCAATTGTACATACGGCAGAAGATTTTATTGGAAAGACTTACCTTCTGGGTATGTGCGGAGGTAGTATTGCAGATCTTATGCGGTGTGGGGTGCTGCGGATATTTTCCGGCTCTCAGCCAGCTGATGCAGATACAACAGAAAATGGTGATGTACTGGTTGAGATTACACTTAGCTCCGGTGCCTTTACCCCTGGTACAATTACCAGTGGGTTGTTGATGGAAGACAGTGGGGATGGTGTTATTGGAATCAGGTCTGGAGACACCTGGAGTGGTGCTGCCAGTGCGACAGGTACTGCTGGTTGGTTCAGATTTTACGACAATACCAGGACAACCGGGGCAAGTACAAGTGCTGTAAGGTTTGATGGAACAGCAGGGACGAGTGGAACCCAGTTGATTTTGTCCAGTACCTCTATCACTGCCCTTGCTACAGTTACTCTTGACAGTATTGCTTTTACGATGCCACAGTCTTAATGGGGGCTTAGATGTCTTTAACCTATACATTTTACCCTGCTGCAAGTGGAGATGATGGTTATATCACCAATACTCCGTCTTTTGATAATGGTGCAACCAGCTTCCTTGTAGGTGCTAGTGAGACGACTAAAGCATTTATTACTTTTAAGAATGTTAATCTTCGTAATGCTGTGACCATAACAAGTGCGAAGATTGTGTTGTATGCAAGAGCTGCTGCAACTAACGTTACTGACTGGTACATTCACTATGAAGATGTAGACAGTGGGAGTACTCCTGGTGATAAGGCAGCATTTGATGCACTATCCTGGAGTACTGCCTATACGCTTTGGGGTGCTGGCCCCATGACGAACTGGGTGCAAGGAGTAAGTTATGACACGCCAGATTTAAAAACTATTATTCAGTATATAGTAAATAAGGCTGGTTGGGCAAGTGGTAATGAGATAACTATATTAATAAAGAGTACTGGTGCTGCTACCAGGTCTATAAGTTCAATAGACTACGATGGTGGTTCAGAAGTTATAGCACTGGAGATTGAGTGGGAAGGTGAAGAGGTTATATCGAACTTTCCTGCTGTTGTTGGTTTCTGTGAAGGAACTACAAGCGATAGTACTATAACTGGTGTGGCTAGCTTTCCAGCTGGTACCTTTATAGGTGGTGCTCTTATAGGACTTGGAGCATCTGCATTAGTAGCTGAACCTTCAATCCCTACAGTAGCGATTGCTGGTAGGGTTGAGGTTGTAGGCGCTGTAGCAGTTAGTCTCCCGAGTGCGACAGGTCTTATTCTCAGCGGCGCAGTTGTAACTGCCAGTCTTCCTACTGCTACTGTAGCTATTACTGGTAGTACAGGAGTTACCAGTGCTGGAGTAGCAGGTGACTTTCCCTCTCCAACAATGGAGGCTTACAGCGGTGGAAAGCTTATTGCGGAGCCAGAACTTCCTACCTTGGCTGTGAGTGGAGTAGTGGGAGTTCTTGTAAGCTTTGTAGCTTCAGTAGTACTGCCAACAGTAGCAATTGCTGGAAAAGTATCTGAGGTTGGAAGTGTAGCAGTTTCTTTGTCCTTTCCTACTTTAGTGCTGAGTGGGTACAGTGGTAAAGTGGGGAGTTTGGTAGGAAGTATTCCTCTTCCCACTGCAGCTCTCACTGGTGGCTTTAGTGCTTCAGGCTCTATAGTAATGTCGGCACCTTATGTAAAAGGTACTCTTGTGGGAGCTTCGAGGAGTAGATTTGAGTCCTGTGCTGGTGTATTAAGGTACACCGACACTCTTGACGTGTGGGGAGACTTAGAGTTTGATGCTCCCTTCTTAACAATGGAGATGGAGGATTAAAATGGCCGAAGCTTTAGGACTTTGCCTTAACAAAAGGAATGCTGGAGTGAGTCAGTATTGCGGCTTTAACTTCAACTCTATGTGTGAGTTCAATGGGGAGTACATTGGAGCTTCTGAAGATGGAATTTACAAACTGTCCGGAGACACTGATGACGGGGTTGATATAGATGCTTACTTTGAACTTGCTCACAGTGATCTCGGACACAGTGGTTATAAGAGGGTGAGAAAGCTCCAGTTCAGTTATGAAAGTAAAGACGATCTTACTGTTTACATCTTTTATGATGAAGATAGGAGAGGGCCACTGACTCTGACAATGACAACTTACGATCGACAGGCAAGAGGAGAAGTCTATGGAGAACGTAGATGGGAAGGAGTACACTTGGGGTTACGGGTAGAGAATACTAATGGGTGCTACTTTGCAGTGAATAAGATTACAGGAACTTTGATCAACCTTGGAAGGAGGAAGAATAGATAGTGGGAGTCAGATTTAAATTCGATGATCCTAAAGCTCTGCTGTTTGCTGGTAGAGGAGCAGCCGAGTTGAAGATACTGAAGAATCTTATGAGCTTTCAGGGTCTTCAAGTCGGGAGTAGAGAGGTGCCTGTGGACGGCGCTGTGATTGTTTGTAGTAAGTTTGGGAGTGAGGAGTTGATTGATATTAGGCCTGCTGTGGTAATGCCTGGAGAGGTGTCTGTATCTGTGTTGGGAGTAGAAGCAGGCGAAGTTACAGATTACTTCTACTGTATAACTAAGTATAGGTCAATAGGGGAGAAGAGTGTTGATAGCCAACTGACAGATTTCAGTAAAGCACTTTCAACCAGTGAAGTGTATGAAGAACTTTATGTAATGGTTCACGGTGCTGTTGATGCTTATGATGATGATATAGCTGAAAAGGTTACAATCCTTAGTAAGAATGAGATGGAAGAAGTTGCAGCACTTACCACACAAGCGGATGTGTGTTTGTACAGACACTGGTTGGTGGATAAAGTATTTAATGAAGAAGGAAATGTACTTACTCCTGATGTTAGAGCTACTGATATGTGGAAGCGGTCTTACCTTGAAGGACTTGAAGAAGAAGCTATGACTGAAGACCAGAAGAAGGCTCTATTCTTTCGTGTGTATTTGGAGAATAATTGGCAAGATCTTGATGGTTATGCTAACAACTGGGAACCCACAGCAGTGAGTAGTTTCTTTGACAGTAATGATTTTTATCTTGGCTCCCCTATACACCTAAACTTATACGATGAAGGTGAAGACGGGGGCAATAGTACGCCGAGACCTTATGCTGCTATTCATCTGGATGCTTGGGTAGCTTGGCGGTGGGCTACAGTCGAGCAGTTTGTCTCTATGTTTCATCCTGAGTATGGAGGATTTATTCCTGAGTATCTAAGTGGTAATGAACCTTTATCAGAGCATGATGGTTTACTGACTAATACTTTTCCGTCGTGGGGTGCAATTCCTTGTATGGATGGGCTGATAAATTACTACAGGACTGAGTGGCTTAAAGTTTCTGCATCTGCAAATGAGGTTGTTCTTTCTGCGGCTGAGATAACTGCTGGTCTTCCTACTTATGCTAATTCTTGTAGCTATTTAGGGTATAAGGTCGCCGACTTAGACTCTATTTTTTATAACTATACTGTAGAAGGGTCTTATCCCCTTGGTTGGAGTAGTGCAAAACAAAAAGTGTATTGTCTTAATAAAGATAAAGCTTTGTATCTATCTATTGCTCTTAATAATGTAGCAGTAATGGCATGGACTCATTGCGAGCAG